AGGTAATGTAGTAGACGTTACTCTTTCAAATGATCCAGTATCCGTAGCCATTGCAAATGCGCGAAAGAGTGCACTTGCTAATCCAGATATTACCGTAGCCAATACAATAGCAGAACAGATAGCAGAAACAACTGCTACGGTAAACGCTATGGGATTAACAGGAGCCGCAGCAGCAGCAGCCGCAGCAGCAATCAACGCAAATCAAGGTTACGTAACAGCGGATGACTATATTGGTTTCAAAGAAGCGCAACAAGAACAAGATAGAGCAGAGGCAGCAGCGGCAGTAGCAGCAGCAGCACAAGCAGCAGACGACACAGCAGCAGCAGAGGTAGAGACTTTTAGTGATGTTGATTGGGGGCAGCCTGCCGCACCTACTGCATCTATAGCTAAAGATCGAGCTGTTCAGAATGCTATAATTGATGCTCTAGTCAGCGCAGTTGGGCCGGAGGAATCAGCATTATCAGCAGGTTATATGGCTGATCTTGGATATGGTGGTGGATTTGCTGCTGGAGGCACTGGTGCCGAAGGTCTGAACGGTAATGGCGAGGGATATGGTGGTTTTGGGAGTGGCTGGACATGACAGATAAACAAGACCAATTCATAGAGAACTATGTACTTACCGGGAATGCCACGAAGTCTGCTATTGCCAGTGGATACTCCGTAAGGACAGCAACCGTAAAGGGGGCGCAATTAAAGGCGCGGTTTAGAAATGAAATACTTGAAGCGACCCAAAAGGTTCTGGCGGATAAGATTCCCGAAGGACTTAACTGGCTCACAGAACTTGCTAGAGAAGCAGAGAGTGAGTCTGTGCGTCTCGGAGCTATCAAGGATTTACTTGACCGGGCTGGCCTTAAGCCCATTGAACGAATCGAAACTACAACCATTGAGCAAATGTCGGACGATGATATCAAAAGGGAACTAGATGCCCTCACAAGACATTAGAAAATTAGAGCTTTTAAGAGAACAGAAGAAGAGACAACGCTTTAACAAGATAGACAATTACGATCCTTATCCGTATCAGGAGAAGTTTCACGCTACAGGGGGAGAGAATAGCCAGAGACTTTTAATGGCAGCTAACCGAATAGGAAAGTCCTATTGTGGAGCTGCTGAGATGTCTTGCCATTTAACAGGATTGTATCCTAAGTGGTGGCAAGGAAGAACATACGATCAGCCTATTACAGCGTGGGCTGGTGGTGTTTCAAACGAGACAACCAGAGATATAGTACAGGCCGAATTATTGGGTTCCCCCGATGATATCGAAGCATTTGGTTCCGGGTCTATCCCACTAAGCAGAATAATCAAAACGGAAAGAAAACCCGGAGTTCCTAATGCTAAGAGTGTTGCTTTAATAAGGCACGTTTCCGGCGGGAACTCATCTTTACATTTCAAGTCCTATGACATGGGTCAGGAGAAATGGCAGGGTAGGTCGGTTGATGTAGTGTGGTTGGATGAAGAGCCGGGTAGAGAAATCTACTCACAGGCAGTCACCAGGACGCTAGACAGGCGCGGTATGGTCTATATGACTTATACCCCAGAGGCGGGTATGACTGAGACTACATCGTCCTTTATAAACCGGCTACAGAAGGGACAGTCCCTGACTAACGCTACATGGGATGATGCATCTGAGAGGATATCATCCATGAAGGGTGAGGATGGTCACTTATCTGAGTCGGTAATGGAGCAGATTCTATCCGCATATTCCCCGCATGAGAGGGAAATGCGTAGATATGGCAGACCTTCTATTGGTTCTGGGCTTATATTCCCCATTCCAGAGGAAAAGTTAATCATTGATCCTGTCGAATTAAAGGATCATTGGCCCAGAATAGCGGCAATAGACTTCGGATGGGACCATCCAACAGCATTAGTGTGGTGTGCTATAGACCAAGAAGAGGATATGTTTTATGTCTACGATTGTTACCGGGCATCTAAAGCAAGTCCTTCCGTCCATGCACAGAATATACGTTCTAGACCAAATTTTGTCCCCATATCTTATCCCCATGATGGCAATAGACGAGATTCTATGGGCAATCCCGGTCTGGCTGACCAGTACAGGGTTCTAGGGTGTAACTTTCTCCTTGAACACTTCACTAACCCACCCGCATTAGGTGAGAATAAAGGCTCAAATTCCATAGAAGAAGGATTGATGGCAATGATCCAGCTAATGGAGAAAGGGAACTTTAAAGTATTTTCCACTCTAGGAGATTGGTTTGAAGAGTTTAGGATGTATCATAGAAAAGCTGGAAAAGTGGTTCCGTTCAAAGATGACCTCATGAGCGCTACACGATATGCATTCCAATCACAAAGATTTGCTATATCAGGCACAGACCCTAAGTGGACAAAGGAAATAGAATATAAGAATTATGGCATCGTCTAGATTAAGTGACACAGAACTTGTAGCCCGTGTACAATCGGAGATTGAAGACTCGCTAGGTTATAGCGATACGATCTCCCGTCAACGGGAAGAAGCGATGAAGTACTACTATGCCGAGAAGTTTGGCAATGAGGTAGAGGGTCGTAGCCAATACGTTGATTCATCTGTGATGGATACGATTGAGTGGATTAAACCTTCCCTTATGAGGGTATTCGCTTCCGGTGATGAGATGGTTGTATTTAACCCTACGGGTCCAGAGGATGTCGAGACAGCCAAGCAAGCTACTGATTATGTGAATCATATCTTTACTAAAGATAACAACGGGTGGGAAATACTATACTCGTGGTTCACCGATGCTCTTCTACAGAAGAATGGTATAGTCAAATGCTTTTGGGATGATTACGAAGATTGGAACAGAGAAGAGTATACCCATCTTGATGAAGAAGAATTCAATGTTCTAATTATGAGTCCAGAGGTAGAGGTTATAGAGCATACTCCCTATGAAGGATTTCATGATGTTGTTATAAGTCGGCGCGCACAAATAGGCAAAGTAAGGATTGAGAACGTAGAACCTTCTGAGTTTCTTATCTCAAGAGAATCTAAAACGATTGAGGATGCAAGGTTTGTTTGCCATCGAGTGATAAAGACTCTTTCTGAATTACGAGAGATGTGGCCTGATGTTGATTTTGATCCCGTAGAGATGGGTGGCGGCGAAGATATGGTTCCCCTATCTGGCGAGAGATTAGCTAGATACTCATATGATGACTCTGCTAGTAATGCTTGGGGTGGTCTTGGAACGGGATATCCAGAAGAAGTATTAAGAGAATACTGGCTACATGAAAGCTATCTGAGAACTGACCATGATGGTGATGGCATTGCAGAACTAAGAAAGGTATGCACAGTTGGAAGTATGGTTATAGAGAATGAGCCTATAGATAGGATTCCATTCGTAAGTCTTACCCCCATAAAGATCCCGCATAAGTTCTTTGGTTTATCCATAGCTGACTTGATTATGGATATACAGTTGATTAAGAGTACATTGATGCGAAATCTCATGGACAATATGTATAACCAGAACTTTGGTAGGTATGCGGTTATTGAGGGTCAGGCTAATCTAGATGATCTATTAACGCAGCGTCCTGGTGGTGTTGTTAGAGTTAAGTCTCCCAACGCAATTATGCCGTTGGCCACACCTCAACTTGAGCAATCCTCATTTGGAATGCTTGAGTACCTTGACCAACTAAGAGAGTCAAGAAGTGGTGTAAACAAATACTCACAAGGTTTGAATGAAAATGCCTTGACGTCTCATACTACCGCTTCTGCTGTTCAAGCAACAATGACAGCCGCACAGTCAAGAGTGGAGTTAATTGCAAGATGCTTTGCAGAAACCGGCGTCAAGGAGTTAATGAAGAATATTTATGAACTGGTTTTAAAGAACCAAGATCATGAAAGAGTTATAATGTTAAGGAACAAGTGGGTTCCTATACGTCCAGATATGTGGCGCGACCAATTCGATTGCACTGTTTCTGTTGCTATTGGCAGCGGGAATAAAGACCAGCAACTCATGCACCTGTCAACGATGTTACAGTTTGCGGGTGATGCAATGAGAGGTGGTTTAAAAATAGTCACTGAAAAGAATATGTACAATATGGGAGCCGCACTCATAAAGAATATGGGTTTCCAGAATGTAGAAGACTTCTTAACTGATCCAGACAGCGTTCCCGAGGAACCTGATCCACAGGAACAGTTAGACCAGCAAGAGATGCAACTCAAGCAGAAAGAACTTGAAATAAAAGCCGCAGATATACAGCTAAAACAGCAGAAGATGCAGCAGGTAGCTGCCGCAGATGCTGTAGATGCACAACTGAAGATGGCTGAACTTGCACTCGAAGCCGAACAAGGTCGCCCTGTTGCAATAGGATAACATTATGCCGAAACTTAAAAAAGGAAAAAAGACTGTAACCTATCCATATACGAAAGCGGGAATAGAACAATATAATAAAGATAAAAAGAAACTTAAAAAAACCCGTAAAGCGTGAGATACCCTCGCCCCGTTATAGAGACTTATATTCCTATGGATAATGATGAAAGATTAAGACGAGCAAAACACCTTTTACAAGATGAACTATTTAACGAAACATTACAAACATTAGAAAAAGATATTAGAGACACTTGGTATAATTCAAGTACTCAAGATGTTGAAACCAGAGAACAATGCTGGTTATCTTTAAGACTCCTTGAAAGGATTCGC